TGTTGACTGTATTGTAAGAAACGCTGATAACTGTAGTCCAACTTCTCTCAGCGCATCTTTTCCCTGCCAATGTCCCCCTTAGAGTACCAATCTTCATCCGCTTTGTTTCCTTAAATAGAACAAACCTCTACATCCATCAACGCCGCTCTCAATCCCGCCCTTGAAAACAACAACTACCGCGCCGTCCTCCTTAACTACAATGTGATCGAGCAGTCCACTCCATAGCTCCTCGTCAAACGCAACTTGCTCCCCGTTGATATCACATACCACTTGAATCATGCCCTCCAAAATGTTTCTCTTTCCATCCCTCTCGGCAATTTGCTCATCCAACCTCGCTAGATGCCCCTGCTTTTCCACATAGCGTGCACGAATCTCATTTTCCTGTTTCAGATACGCCGTCTGATCCTGTGCCACCCGTGCATTCTCACGAATCAGCGTTTCGAGTCGTTCTGCCAAAACACCGAGTTCCTGCTCTACTCTATCGTGTTCCTCCAACAGCTCCCCCGTTTGGCAAACACTGTCAATCAGAGATCGGAGTTCTGCAATCACGTTCTCTCTGACTTCCACCAAGGAGTTCAGAGCCTTGACGAAAATCTGTTTGATTTCCTCCTCCGTCAGATGTCTTGTGCTGCATGGCTTGCCCTTCTTGGCATATTTCTTGTTGCATCGGTAGACTACCCTACGGTACTTATCCGTGGAGTGCCATACCTTCGCCCCGTACCAACCGCCGCAGCAGCCACATTTGATTTTGTTTGCGAAGATGCTCACGCCGCTGTGCTTGCTGCCGTTTTCCCGCGCCTTAATTTCTGTCTGCACAAAATCAAACAAGTCCGGCGAGATGATCGCCTCATGGTGTTCCTCCACATAGTACTGAGGAATCTCGCCCGTATTCTTTCGTCTCGTCTTATCGAGGAAGTCCGCCGTATACTCCTTCTGAATCAACGCATCGCCACGGTACTTCTCGTTGGTAAGAATGGAGCGCACCGTAGAAATGTACCACTTGTCCTTTCCCGACGGGGATTTGATGCCCCGCTTTTCCAGTTCCTTGGTAATCGCATAGAAGGATCGCCCGCCAAGGAAGAGTTTGTAGATGAGCTTCACCACTTGCGCCTGTTCCTCGTTGATTTTGAAGTCCTTGTCATAGCCGAGAAATGCACTGTAGCCCACACTGGTCTTGCCCTCGGCGAACTGCTTCCGCTTGCCCCATGTGGTGTTCTCCGAGATGCTGCGACTTTCCTCCTGAGCGAGGCTGGACATAATCGTGATCAGGAGTTCTCCGCGCGTGTCGAACGTCCAGATGTTCTCTTTCTCAAAGTAAATCTCTACGCCGTTTTCCTTGAGTTTGCGGACGTTTTGGAGCGAATCCACTGTGTTTCTCGCAAAGCGGCTGACGGACTTGGTGATGATGAGGTCGATCTTGCCGGCAAGGGCATCCTCGATCATCTGGTTGAACCCGTCACGCTTCTTTGTGTTGGTTCCACTGATCCCTTCATCCGAATACATGCCGACGAAATCCCAGTCTGCACGGCTTTCGATGTAGTTCTTGTAATGAGCCATCTGCATTTCATAACTGGAAGCCTGTTCTTCATGATCGGTCGAAACTCTGGCATACCCTGCCGTCCTGCGCCGTCTTGGTTCTGCCGTAACTTCCGACCGAAACACTCTGGGAGTTGCAGGAATCATCCGCACTGTCTTTGCCATCGGTACGCGCCTCCTTCTTTGAGTTGAAATATGACTTCATCATCGGATATGACAATCCGCTTTACGTTCTGTACGATCTTGCCCTCGTAGCCATCGCCGAAGAAGGATTCTGCCGCTTCCTTTAGTTCGGATTCGGACAGCTGTTTCAATCCGCATTTTGTGCGCAGCTGACTGCAAGCCCACACCTTAGTTCCCCTCGTCCAAGTGTCACGCTCACACTTGCTGCCGCAGGAGGCGCAGTACACTTTGTTGGTGAAGGGATTGCTGCGCGCCTGCTCGTTGTAGTGTCGGGCAGTCTTTTTTATGCGGCCATTTGTTAGGTGAAACTCTACGCAATCACCGTGAATGACAATCTTGGACACCTTGCGCTTGAGTTCAACGGTATCGAAATCATCCTTCTCCATGACGATTCTGACCGCAGCCACAAGCTCCTCCTCTTTGATCGGACGGCTGTCACAGGATTCCCTACCTTTCCGCTCTCTTGTGTTGCAGCCCCACCGTCTGTACTTCCCGGCAGTTCTTCTGCTGAAGCCGCCGCCGCAGCATCCGCATTTCACCATTCCGGAAAATGGCAATAACACAGGATTCCGATTCACAGCCTGTTCGGTTCTCAGTTTTCGTATCTCCTGTGCTTTGTCGAAGTCATCTCGGCTTATGAGCGGCTCGAATATTCCCTCCACCAGATACATGGACAGTTCGCCTTTATTCCGTTTGCGGATATGTCCCTCGCTGATGTAGTTCTTCTGCAGCACCATTGTGCCCGTGTAGGAGATGTTGGAGAGAATATCCTTTACCGTGGTCTGCTCGATGGGTCTCCCCTGCCGTCCTGTGATTCCGCACCCCGCGAGTGTCTTGGCGATGGCGTATGCGGATTCTCCAGCAAGGTATCTGCGGTAAATTTCCTTTACGATCCCGCCCTCTGCTTGGATAATGCGGAACACCTCTCCGTCCCATGTGTAGCCATATGGTGCTTTATGCCCGTTCGGAATCCCCTCGGCGAATCGTCGCCGCACACCCCATCGGATGTTGTCGCCAATGCTTCTGCTCTCTTCTTGAGCAAAGGATGCGAGCAGCGTCAAGAGGAGTTCTCCGTCCTCGGACATGGAATCAATGTTCTCCCTCTCGAAGCGGACGACGATCCCCTTCTCTTTCAACTGTCGGACGGTATGAAGGCAATCCACGGTGTCACGGGCAAAACGGCTGATGCTTTTAACGAGCACCAAATCAATCTTCCCGGCGTTGCAGTCGGCGATCAGCCGTTTGAACTCCGTCCGATGCGTGGTACTTGTGCCTGTGATACCTTCGTCCGCATACACGCCTGCGTATTCCCATGCGGGATTCTTCTGGATGAGACTGCTGTAGTAACTGACCTGCGCTGCAAGGGAGTGGTGAAGCGTGTCCACAGAGACGCGGGCATACGCAGCCACACGCAGCTTTTTCTGCAATGTCGGGTTTGGTTGGACTCTTCGTATCTTCATGGTGCTCCCTCCTTTTCAGTCCCATATTCCCGTACTATCCGCACGATAGCAAGTCAATATCTGAAAATAGAAGCCCGATGACGGGGCGATATTTCTCGCGCATTTTCGCTTCAAACGCAAGATACTCGTCCTCTGACAAAAGCCCGCTCTGCAACATTTTCCATGAAGCACGCATCACCATCTGATACGTCATTTCCCGTATTCCTTCTTCCCTAGTCATTGCATTACATCTCCGCGACAGCACAGCACACACGCCCCGCTTCTGGTGTCCCCCTTTGGGGGAAAAAAAACACCCCCGACGGTAAGCCGCCGGGCGTTGAAGTTGTTATGTATCCTACTGATTTTTAAGACTATGCATCATGTCCTGCAATTTCTGCGGAACGGGAAGCCCCATCCGCGCTGCGTTCTCGATGATCGAGATTCCTTCGTTCGAGATGTAGAAGAAGATCACGGCGGAACGCAGGACGCATCCGCTTCCAATAATGTGAACATCTAACACATTTGCCACGCCCACAAGGGTGAAAATGCAGACTTTCTTGCAAATCCCCTTGAAGCCTATCGCACTCGACAGTTTCTTTTCCACAATCGCACGGAGAACACCAGTGATGTAGTCCGTTACCACAAACACAACAAGGGCATAAAGCAGATCGTCGAAGCTGCCAAGGAACTCCCCGACTACGATGCCAATGCCCGCCGCATACAGACGTATTGTTAAAATCTGATCCATATCAGACACCTCCTGCCTTTTTCCATTTATTGAGATTGCTCATCCTGCGCAGACGGTAGTTATAGCATCCACGCAGCAGCTGCGTAAGCTGACCGGCTTTCCATAAATATAAGGGCGATCCCGTGCTGACCAGATATTTCCCCTGTCCCAGTGGGCAGAGACTTGTACGGGCAGTTGGATTCGTTTCCAGTTCCATAAGCAGCTCATCCTTTGCACTGTAAATCTTTGAAATATACTTTTTCCCGGAGATAAGATAATCCAGATTTGCAGGAAAGCGCATATACATTCCATCATGGAGCGGATAGCGGACACTGTAATCCGGTGCGCTCCATCTGCTTTCCGAAGTAT